TAGAGCGACACCAAGTACCGTTGCATAGCAGCGCGAGCGAACGCACGCTACCTTAGCTCACTTGGTCTCTTTACACGCCCTCTGACTTTACTCACAAGGAGTCGCAGTCAATTTAGTCCCTTAATTCAGGGATCCTAACTTCTTCGCTTTCGCTTGAAGATGGTGACAGCAACCACTTCCACCCCGCGACAGTGTGTTAGGCACACTCCTCCCAGCCATGGCACCGTACCTTAATACGCATCCGACAACTCTAGAACACCCTGTTTCCAAGGGTCTAGTTTGCGTATTCCTTCGCTAACACTCCGAGCCGTGTACCATTCAGGGCAATAGTACCGCTCGGCCTTCTCTACCTTCGCCAAACGGAGCGATGCAAGCTTACTAAGAAAAGTAAGCATGGATCGCGGAGAACGTTTGAGGTAGCAGAAGCTACGACGCACCCAACCTCGTGAGGGGTTGAATGAGCCTTTATCCTCTGCACGGAAGCGACCGCAGTTCCTTAAATGGATCTGTAGTGCAATTCTCTCGTCTTCCGCCGGCCTTCCTCTCAAGGCCACCAATGATTCATCGAGAGTCCATGGTCTCTCCGGAAGATCTGTATACAGACGCTTCTTATGAATCTCCCGGTCCCTACAGAAACCGGGATAGGATCGCGGGTGCAATCCTAATTGGGCAGGGGATAACCCCCAACTCTTACCGACTCTGGACCTGACAAAGGCGTCGGTCCATTTAACGCTTGACCGGACGGCTGCCGCAGCATGCAGCATCCCGGAAAAGTCGGTAAGAAAACTACCTCTCCGTAGATGGTCGACCCTACGCCATCTACCCTTTCCATCTTTAAGGAAGCATGTCGAGTTGATCTCTGCTACTCCCTTAGCCCTTATAGTTTTAACCTCATTAAGAGTGAAACCTGGCGGGTAACACTCAGAACTAACAGGGCGGTCAGACGATATCAAGGTATCGTCACCATTGACCAAGATTTTTGCCTCCACACCTCGCGTAGCCCATAGAGCTGCGATGTATGACTGGAGACAGAGAAGAGGAAAGGAGAGGTAACTCCCCATCATCTGCCCGTGGCTCACCTGGATCTCCTGTCCCCCTGCCTCAACAAAGCAGGGGAGGGCATTCGAGGCGAGGACCTTAATCTCGCCTGGAACCCGGCTTGCCCTCGCGAGCAAGCAGTCCAGGATAGTGCTGGCCACCGATAACGACAAATTATCGGTAGCCGCCACGAGGTCGACGCTGGTCTGAACGGCCAGCGTACAAGATGATGTTATCCTTCCTTCCGTCGGTGGTCCAACAAGGAGCCAGTCAAAACTGGAAAGATGATCATAGATCATCTTGTGCAGAGGGCCGAGAAGGTCGTTGCGCTCGTCAAATATAGTCAGAGCGCGAACCTTCCCGGCCGAAAGCACCTCCTTGTACCGCGCGCGTAGTGGCTCGGTTGAAAAACCCTTGCCAACAAGCACGTTACGACGGAACTCCTTATCACCTCCCCTCTTTGACAAGAGGAGGTCAGCCCTTGACTTTTTCTCAAGTCTGGCTGACGCTCTGGGTACGAAGTCTTGCACGAAAGACTCGTATTTTCGATCCCATGAGCGATAAAAGAGACGCCTGATAGTTTGCCGAACAAACTTTAAGAAATCAGGTGAAGAAGGGGGAGAGGGGGAGGAAACTCGACGCCGCCACTCGTCGAGTTGGGTAGGCCTGTGACGGTGGCAACCTCCAGGGAGGTTGCGCTTAAGAGACGAAAGGGAGTGAGCAAGCTCCCACCTTTCGCGACGCCACAGGCGCTGGAGAGTCGACAAGCCATCCGAGTCAGATCCTCTCTGACGCCTCGGAAAGCTGGTACTTGGGCGTTTCTGGCCCTCCAGCAATAGAAAGCGAAGGTATCGGTCTAACTCACAGACCTTGAGATCCGGTAACTCCGACCATGGTATACCATAGCGGATCCGAATAAGTCTCAAGCCGTTTGAGATCGATACCCGTGTGTCTGCTTCTGCCCTACGGCAAGAAAGACACGTTTGACCCTCAGAACCGAAGTCGGACTTATCTGAGGGAGCGCTGTGCACGAGCCGTGAAGACACGGGACTCATAGCAGCAGAGACAGGTGGGATAAGCGAAAGCGTCCGGAACCTGTCGTTGTGTTTAGC